CACAGGGTGTTATCGGTGACACAGGTCCACAAGGACCACAGGGTGTGATTGGTAACACTGGTCCGCAGGGTCCACAGGGTCCACAAGGACCAACTGGCGCGACTGGTGGATTTGGTGGTGCAACGTTTGACTTTACCTTTGATTCAAACACTTCAGATAGTGATCCTGGTCAAGGTAAGTTGAAGTTGAACAATGGCACTGTCACGGCAGCAGATCGTTTGTGGATTGACTACCTTGATGACAATGGTACAAATATCTACAACTTCCTCGCTACAATCGATGACTCAACATCAACGATCAAGGGTCACTTCAAGATCAGCAATAAGTCTGATCCAAGTGACTTTGCATTGTTTGTTGTCAACAGTCTAACAGACAAGACAAGTTACTTTGAAGTAAATTGCTCTTATGTTTCTGGTAGTGCTGCGACATTCAGCAACGCAGAAGATCTATTGATTACATTTGCTCGTACTGGCGACAAGGGTGAGGCTGGTCCACAAGGTCCAACAGGTCCATCTGGTCCTTCAGGTGGTCCACAAGGTCCACAGGGTGCGGCTGGTCCACAAGGTCCGCAAGGTCCATCTGGCGCAGCTGGTCCGACTGGTCCAGTGGGTCTCCCAGTAGCCAATGGCAATAGTAATATCGATATTGCTACAGTCAATGGTAATCTTACCATTACAGCATATGGAACTCAAACTTGGACATTTGATGATACTGGTAACTTGACCTTGCCATTAGGCAGTATTGTTCATGAAACCAACATTCCAGACCAATCACTTAGTGGTAGTGCTATTGCTTTAAAACCAATAGGTGGAACTACTGTCAATCAACAGTTATTAATATATCCAACTGCGGCAGATGGTGATCATATACACTTGGTCAGCGGCAACTTATATCAAACTGAGTTGTTCTTTGGTAGCGATAACTTATATGTCAAGTTAGCAAACACAGGCGACATCGTAATCAATTCTAATGATGGCACTGGTAATACAAGTCAGTGGATGTTTGGTACTAATGGTGCTATAGGATTCCCAGATAGCACTTATCAAACAACTGCGTTTACAACATCACCTTCATTGAATGCGCTAAATGTCAAGCAAGTGTTTGAATCAACAAATGCATTGTCTAGTGCAACTGGAACTGTGACGCATGACTGTGCTCTTGGACATATCTTTGTTCACTCAAGCATCAGCGCAAACTTTACTGCAAACTTCACGAATGTAACAATTCCTGCAAGTAACGCAACATCGTTCACGCTAGTGTTGAATCAGGGTGGAACTGCATATGTACCAACTGCTGTACAAATCGGTGGTCAAGCACAAACTGTTGTGTGGCAAGGTGGTACGCAACCAGCTGGTAGCGCAAACAAGAAAGACGTTGTGTCATTCAGTGTTGTGAATAATGCGGGAACTTGGATTACTCTTGGTCAATTGACGACCTTCGGATAATTCAATGTTCAGTTCTTTTAGTGGTTCTAGGGCATATGGTAGGAAAGGGATTTCCTACCTTCCTGGTGTTGTTGCGCGAAGATATAATGGTGGATATTTTGCCGATGATGTATCGTGGTTTGCTTCACAAACTGTCTCCTCTACCACAATTCAAGTTGGGTCAATATCAGAGCCAGCCAGCGATGACGGAAGCAATTTCAGTTATCAATGGTTGGGATATTTTAGACCAACAACTACTGAAACATATACTTTTTATTTGAGTAGTGATGATGCGTCTTATATGTGGTTGGGAGCAAATGCTATTTCTGGATTTACTACTGAAAATGCATTAGTCAATAATGGTGGTCTGCACGGACCAGTTGAGGTCAGTGGCAACGTTGCTCTGAGTGCAGGAATATACTACCCAATAAGAATTCAGTTTGGTGAAATGAGCGGTGGTGATGTTTGCACATTTAGTTTCTCAACACCAACGATTGCAAAAACAACCACTACAACAGGGCGCACATTCTATAATCCTAATTCAATGGGGTTATAGAAATGCTAAATAGTTTTACAAGTTCGTTTCAATTTGGAAGGCGTAATATTATTGGTTTTACTAAAAGTGGACTAATACTTTATTACGACCCAAGCAATGCTGACAGTTATCCTGGATCAGGAACAACTATAAACAGTCTTGTTTCTCCAAATTTATCTGGAACTTTGAGCAACATTACTTACACTAGTCCTGCTTTCAATTATGGCGGAAATAGTTATGTTAGTATTGCCGACAATTCATCACTCGAGCCAGGTAGCGGTAGCTGGACTATGGAAGCATGGTTCAATGTATCTTCAGCATCTACTAGCGGTGTAATACTTGGGAAGTTTGATAATGGTGGATTGGCACAAAATGTGTCATATTCTATCAGATATAACACTAGCAGAAGTTTGGTTGCTCAATTCAGTAACGGTTCTCCATCAACTTTTGTCGAAAGTTCATCATATACTTTCTCATTGAACACATGGTATCAAGTAGTTTATGTATGGACTAATAGCGGACTTACAAAAACTATTGACACATATATCAATGGATCATTGATAGGCACAGTAAATCATACTTTTGCTAGTATCTTGAACTCTACTAATCCACTATATTTGGGTAGTTATAACGGCGGCGAGTATAGTCAATATGTTACTGGCAAAATTGGTGTCACTAGATTGTACAATCGATCACTAAATTCTGCGGAAGTTGCGCAAAATTATAACAATGATAAATCTAGGTTTGGTTTATGAGTGATGTAGATAAAAATCTTGCTGACATTTTGAATACTGATTATGTTCCCGTAGTGAGCGAAAAATCAGATAAGCCCATCACAATTCATCAGGACGAATCACAAAATCCTGATGCGCATTATTCACGCGCAAACTATTATAACCTAATCGAAAAGGGCAACGAAGCACTTGATGGTATTCTTGAGGTTGCTCGTGAATCGCAACATCCAAGAGCATATGAAGTTGCTGCAAACATGATCAAGAATCTCTCTGACGTTACAGAGAAACTCATGATTTTACAAAAGCAGCAAAAAGATCTCATACCAAAAGAGCAGCAAGCACAAACACAAAACATCAATGTAGATAAAGCAGTGTTTGTTGGTAGCACAGCGGAACTATTGAAGCAACTAAAGAATGAATCTGCCAAGTAGAATAAAGAATTATCTTGGTAATCCAAGACTAAAACGAGTCAATATGACGCTGAATCTGACTGAAGATCAAGTCAGAGAGTATGTCAAGTGCTCAGAAAGTCCAACATATTTTATTGAGAACTACGTCAAGGTCGTTATGCTTGACACTGGTTTTACTCAAATCAAACTATATCCATTTCAGAAAGAAGCCATTGATAAGTTCAATAAGAACCGCCAGATTATCGTAAAGGCAGGACGTCAGGTCGGTAAGACCACGATGGTTGTTGGTTACATTCTTTGGTATGTTCTATTCAATCAAGATAAAACCGTCGCGATTCTTGCTAACAAAGCCAGTACGTCAAGAGAAATTTTGAATCGTATCAAACTCGCCTATGAAGCACTACCGCTTTGGATTCAGCAGGGTGTCAAAACCTGGAACAAGGGTGATATTGAATTAGAAAACGGTTGTCGTATTCTTGCTAACTCAACGGCATCTAGCGCGATCCGTGGTTTCTCCATCTCGCTTCTATACCTTGACGAGTTTGCATTCGTCCCGACAAATATCGCTGATGAATTCTTTACTTCTGTTTACCCTACCATTTCTTCTGGTAAAGATTCTAAGATTCTAATTTCTTCGACACCAAACGGCATGAACCACTTCTATAAGATGTGGACGGATGCAGTCGAAGGTCATAACGGCTTCACTTATATCTCTGCAAACTGGCGTGAAGTTCCAGGTCGTGACCAAGCATGGGCTGATGAGCAATTCCGTGTTCTTGGCGATCAGAAGTTTATGCAGGAAATGGAATGCGAATTCCTCGGATCGTCAGGCACGTTGATCAGCGCTCGAGCTTTGCGCGCGATGTCGTTCATCAAACCGACGATAACCACTGGGATAGAGAATTTGAATATCTATGAAGAAGCGAAGCCAGATAAGATTTACTTCATAACTGTTGATACATCTCGCGGTAAGGGGTTAGACTACTCAGCCTTCACCGTTATTGATACAACTCAACTGCCATATAAAGTCGTTGCGACATATAAAGATAATGAGATCAGCCCACTTGTCTATCCTGCGGTTCTAAAACAAGTCGGTATGTATTACAACAATGCATATCAGCTGATCGAAACGAACGATAACGGTCAACAGATCGCCGATATCCTATTCGAAGATTACGAATACGAACATATTCTCTCGACGGTCGAGCACGGTAAGTCTAAACTCAATAAAAAACTTTTGGTCAACTTTGGTTATGGTCAAAAAAGCGGTCGCGGTGTCAAAACAACGAAATCAGTCAAACGATTGGGTTGCACTCTATTGAAAAATCTAATCGAAAGAGAGCAGCTAATTATCCAAGACTATGAGATTATCTCAGAACTCTCCACTTTCGTCAGTAATGGGGTGTCGTTCGAGGCTGAAGAGGGTAGCCACGACGATTTGGTAATGTGTTTGGTTCTTTTCTCTTGGCTCACGAGTCAAAAATTCTTTACAGACATGACGAATATCGATATTCGAAGAAAACTCAACGAAGAACACCTGAAAATGATCGAAGAAGAATCCATCGGCGATTCTATTTTAGCAGGTCATATAGATGTAGATAATGGATCTTCTGTTGCATTTGTTGAAGATGGAGCTGTTTGGTCGAGTGTGGAACGGTAAAAACCCCAAAATACTAAATAATCAGTAGATTTCTTATCCTCCAAGACAGGAGCAAAAACATGGCTTTTCAAGTATCACCAGGTGTGAATGTATCTGAAATTGATGCAACTACAGTTGTTCCAGCAGTTTCAACAGCCACTGGCGCTATTGGTGGCGCATTCCAGTGGGGTCCAATCGACGTCCTCCGTCAAGTTTCTTCTGAAGATGAACTTGTAGAAGTATATGGCAAACCAGACGCCACTACTTTCCTACCATTCTTCACCGCTGCAAACTTCCTTTCTTACAGCAACAGCCTATTCGTATCACGTGCTGATGCTGCAACGCTCAACTCTGCAGTTGCATTGAATGTTGATCCAGTCTCTTGCGCTGCAAACGTCAAGATGAAGAGTGAAGATCACTACTTCTCAACGTATCATAGCGCATCAAACACAGATATCGTTCTTGCTGCTCGCTATCCTGGTTCACGCGGTAACTCATTGAAGGTCGCCTTCATTGCAAACGCAAACGCTTCTGTGTTCGGTTCTGCTGCATACCGTGAGTTTTTCGATTCTGCTCCTGGAACTTCTACATGGGTTGCTGCTAATCACAACAGCCTAGCAAACGACGAAATGCACATTGCTGTCATCGACGAAGATGGATTGTTCTCAGGAACACCAAACACCGTCATCGAACGCTTTGCTTATGTCTCAAAGGCAACAAACGCCAAAGACGAATCTGGCAATAGCATTTATTGGAAGGATGTTCTCTATCGCAGCTCACGTTATGTTTATGGCTTCGGTCAAAATAACGACACATGGGGCGTTGCTGCTAACTCAACTCATGCATTCGAAGGTGAGAATCTAACGATTTCTTTCGCTCGCGGTACAGATGGTACAGTGACGACTGGAAATGTTATGAACGCTTACAATCAGTTTGCTTCAACAGAAAACGTAGACATCTCTCTAGTAATGACAGGTGGTTATGGTGAATCAGTTGCTGAGAAGGTAATTGATATTGTTAGCGCACGTCGCGACGCAGTAGGATTTATCTCACCAAATTATGCAAACGTAACTGCTACTGATCCAGTAGCCTCAGTAGTCAACTACCGCGAGGCTCTACCATCAACATCATACGCTGTGATGGACAGCAACTGGAAGTATATGTACGACAAGTACAACGACACTTACCGTTGGGTTCCATGTAACGGTGACGTTGCTGGTCTCTGCGCTCGTACAGACCAAGAACGCGATCCATGGTTCTCACCAGCTGGATTCAATCGCGGTCAGTTGAAGAACGTCATCAAGTTGGCATATAACCCAAGCCAAGCAAATCGTGACGAACTATACAAGAAGGGTGTCAACCCAATCGTATCGTTCCCAGGCGAGGGCGTGGTTCTATATGGTGACAAGACGTTGCTTACTAAACCAAGCGCATTTGATCGCATCAATGTACGTCGCCTCTTTATTGTTCTAGAAAAGGCAATCGCAAGAGCAGCCAAGGCAAGCCTCTTCGAACTCAACGACGAGTTCACAAGAGCAACCTTCGTAAATCTTGTTGAGCCATTCCTACGCACAGTACAGGGTCGTCGCGGTATCTATGACTTCCGTGTTATTTGTGACGAAACAAATAATACTCCAGAAGTTATCGATCGCAACGAGTTTATTGGTGACATCTATATCAAGCCAGCACGTAGCATCAACTTTATCCAGTTGAACTTTGTCGCTGTCCGTACTGGTGTTGCCTTCGACGAAATCGTTGGTCGTTTCTAATAAATAGACTAGGATAAAGTCAGGAGAAAACAATGGCTTTTAATGTAAATTCATTCCGTACCCAACTTACTGGTGATGGCGCACGTCCTAATCTGTTTGAAGTACGACTCACGTTCCCTAATTATGCATCACTTGGTGCTGCTGCGTCGGTCAAATCTTCTTTCATGGTAAAGACTGCTGCTCTCCCAGGTTCAACAGTTGGTATGGTTACAGTACCTTACTTCGGTCGCGAAGTGAAGGTTGCTGGTAATCGTACTTTTGCTGATTGGTCAGTAACAATTATCAACGATGAAGACTTCTTGATTCGCAACGCAATGGAATCATGGATCCGCGGAATCAACGATAACGTTTCTAACCTACGCTCAACAAGAGCAAGAACGTCACAATCATATGGCGTTGATGCTGAAGTTCTTCAGTTTTCCAAAGATGGCAGACAGTTGAAGAAATACAAGTTTGTTGGTATGTTCCCAACAGACATTGCTCAAATTGATCTAGACTGGGGTTCAAACGATACGATCGAAGAGTACACAGTAAACTTCGCATATCAGTATTGGGAATCAGTTGATCGTGGCGGTCTTTCAAGTTTGAGATCACCAGTTGAATCTCTTCTTGGCGCTTAATGCTAATTGAAGTGGGGGAGGTTATCCTCCCCCCATTTATTATGAGGTAATGCATGGCAATCAATCTATTCGGATTCGAAATAACACGAAAGAAAGGCGAAGAAGGTCCGCAACAACTTCAGCCTCAAATCACTGCACCTGTTTCAGATGACGGTGCTCTTGCTATCAATGCTGGTGGATACTTTGGAACTTATCTAGATCTTGAAGCCAGTTTCAAAAATGAAAATGATCTCGTCACTCGCTATCGTGAAATGGCAATGCAGCCAGAACTCGAAGCAGCTATTGACGAAATTGTCAACGAAGCAATCGTACACGATGTAACTGGTAAAAGCGTTTCAATTATGCTCGATGATCTTGAGCAGCCAGATAAAATCAAAGACATGATCCGCGAAGAATTTGATAATGTTCTTCGCATGCTCGATTTTTCTAATCGCGGTGCTGATGTTTTCCGTAACTGGTACATCGACGGTCGCGTTTTCTATCAGGTTCTAATCGACGAAAAGCAACCAAAACTTGGCATTCAAGAATTGGTTTACATTGATCCTCGTAAGATCAAAAAGGTTCGTACGATTATCAAGAACAGAGACCCAAGAACTAAAGTTGATGTGATCGCAGGTATTGAAGAATTCTACGTCTTCAATGAACGCGCATCAGTACAGGGTCAACAGATCGTAACATCAGTCAGTTCTCCGAACTCTGTTCGTATTGCGCCAGACGCAATTATCAATATCAATTCAGGAATTCTTGACGCAAAACGTCAAATGGTTTTGTCTTACATTCACAAGGCAATCAAGCCCCTCAACCAGCTCCGAATGGTTGAGGACGCTGTTGTAATCTATCGTTTATCGCGTGCACCAGAACGTCGTGTGTTCTATATTGATGTTGGTAATATGCCAAAGATCAAAGCAGAACAATATCTTCGCGATATCATGACAAAGTTCCGCAACAAGGTTGTATACGATAGTTCAACTGGTGAAGTCAAAGACGATCGTAAGTTTATGTCAATGATGGAAGACTTCTGGATCCCACGTCGCGGTGAAGGCAAGTCAACTGAAATTACAACTCTTCCAGCAGGTCAAAATCTTGGTGAATTGTCTGACGTAAAGTATTTCGAGTCAAAACTATACAAATCATTGAACGTTCCAATTTCTCGTTTGGAACAAAACCAAGGATTCTCTCTTGGTCGTACAACAGAAATTACTCGTGATGAATTGAAGTTTACAAAGTTCATTGATAGAGTTCGTGCTAAATTTAGTACATTGTTTGATGAGTTGATGAAGCGTCAACTTGCTCTCAAGGGTATTTGCTCTGTTGATGAGTGGGAGAAGTTGAAAGAAAAAATTCACTACGACTTTCTCAAAGACAATAACTTTGCAGAGTTGAAAGAATCAGAGTTGATGACATCTAGAATTCAACTCATGAATCAAATTGATCCATACGTTGGAACATATTTCTCTAAAGCATGGGTCAAAAAGCATGTCCTTCACTTTGATGAAGAAGGCATTGAAAGAATGGAAGAGGAACTTGAACAAGAAAGAGCACAAGCAGATGCAATGGGTCTAAACAACCTTTCCGTTTCTGCTCAAAATGCTGCTGTTGCTCAAAATGCTGCCATGGCTGCAATGCAGGGTCAACCTGCAGCACCACAACAGCAAGTAGCAAATTCAAGTAATCTAGACCAAGCGTTCAGTTCACAAATTAAATAAATAATGGAGAAATCATGGACAATCCAATGACACTTGATATGGTAAAAGCGGCAATCATGGGAGACAAAGAGGGATTCAAAGCAGCATTCAATGCTACGATCTCTGATAAAGTCTCCGATGCTCTTGAAGTAAAAAAGGTTGAAGTTGCATCGTCTTTACTCACACCAGAAGTACAATCAAATGAAGTTGAAGCAAATCAAGGCGAAGTTGTCGGAAGCGAATCCAGCGATGGATCAGCAGAAGCAACAGCAGAAACAAGCGCAGCTTGATAATACAAGAATCAGCGCTCTAGTTCGTGCTGGTATGATGCCAGCCAGCGACCTTCCGCGTTTGAAGATTGCACTGCGTCGTCAGGCTCAGGCTGGTGATATTGCAAAATTATCAAAGCAGCATCGCGATGTGTTGAGCAGATACTATGGCGCAACGTCACAGGCTGCTGTCGGATCTCAACAAGCATTTCAAGCAGTTCGTCGTAACATCGTTTCTCATAATGAGATTGAGATTACTGGCGAAGAACTCAATGAAGCAATTGCTGGATTCAAAGATGAAAACAATCCTCCAGTTGTTATCGTTATGCAGCGTAAGGGTATTCGTATTTTCCCAGACGGACGTAAGGTTGCAATGTATCAAAACAAGCAACTCGGTCTAGTGATCACGATTCCATATGCTGGTACTGGAACGTCACCAGGAGAGATTATTCCTGGAACAAACGTTCAGATGGAAGAGACAGAAGTCGAAGATATTCTTGAGAGTTTAGAGCAAGTTTCTAAATATGCTTCTGAGGAAAATCCAAAGGCAACGTCAAAACATATGAAGTTTGCTGATGGTTCAAAACTTAGAGTTAGTCATGGTGCAGCAAAAGCCATTCATATGGTCCATGGTGCATTGAACGATGAGAATAAGAAAAAGTTTGCTGATATGCTCACACATCCAAAAGGATTTGAAAAGGCAGCACACTTTGCAATGAGTAAAATCAAATTCACAATCGGTGACAAAGAATGAGTTTAGTTTCTGAAATTGTAAGAGAGATTATTGCTGAAGCAAACGTTCAGCGCATGGGTCGTAAAAAACTTGTGCGCGCAAGAGTGCGTGGCGGTAAGGTTCAGCGCCGCAAAGTTCTTTCAGCAGTTCCAGGCTATACCATTCGTGGTGGTAAATTGGTTCGCATCCCACCACGCGAACGCATGAAGAGAAAGCTCGCTGCTCGTCGTGCTAAGATCAAAAGAAAAGCAAAAATGGCTCGAGCACTTATCAAAAGAAAGCGTTCTCTAAGAAAGCGCGCATCACTGGGGTTGTAAATGAAACTAATCACAGAATCAATCGAAGAAGTCAAGGTTCTCACCGAAGAAAAAGACGGTATAAGATCTTTGTACATCACAGGTCCATTTCTCGTAGCAGAAATGAAGAATCGTAACGGTCGTATGTATAAGACTGACACTCTTGCAAAAGAAGTCAATCGTTACAGCGAAGAATACGTTTCTAAGAATCGCGCATTTGGCGAGTTGGGTCATCCTGATTCACCATCGATCAATCTAGATCGCGTATCACATCTAATCACTTCATTGAAACAAGAAGGCAATCAATGGATTGGTAAGGCAAAAATTCTTGAAACACCAATGGGTAAAATCGCCAAGGCTCTTATGGAAGGCGGTTCAATTCTTGGTGTGTCATGTCGTGGCATGGGCTCTCTCAAAAACGAGGGTGGTGTCAACGTCGTTCAAGATGACTATTATCTGGCCACAGCGGCTGATATTGTAGCGGATCCCTCCGCACCAGGTGCTTTTGTTCAAGGTATTATGGAAGGTAAAGAATGGGTATGGGATAACGGTAAGGTCAAGGAAATTGACGTCAACGAATACTATACTCAAATCAAAACCGCAAAACGAAAGCAAATCGACGAGATCTCCTTGAAAATCTTCGAGAACTTCTTGTCAAAACTGTAAAATTTATAAATAATATTACTTCTTCAGGAGTCAAACAATGAGTAAGACATTATCAGAATCCGCTGCAGAAATCCTAAAGGCATCAATGTCAGCCGCAAAGGAACCAGCACAAAAACTACCAGGCGAGATGGATGATCTCGGTGGTGCAACAGTAACAGATCCAGCTGGTGGTGCAGTTGGTAAGAAGGTTGCAGCTGCTGCGGCAGAAGCACCAAAGCCAGCCGCCAAGGGTGATGCAAAAGGCGTCAAAGTCCAGGCTATGGAAGAAACAGAAACTTCTGAGACTGCTGAAGTTGTAGCAGAAGAGTCTTCGGAAGAAGAAACTGCAGAAATCTCAGCTGAAGCAACTGAAGAAATTGATGAAATTTCTGAAGAAGAACTAGTTGAAGCCAACAAGAAAATGAAGATGGACATGGTCGCCAAGCATAAAGGCTCAATGGTAGAAGATGTCGACGCTCTCTTCAATGGCGAATCACTATCCGAAGAATTCCGTACGAAAGCAACCACGATTTTCGAAGCTGCTGTTCAGTCACGTGTTGAGAAGATTGTTGAAGATGTAATTGCTGATAACGAAGCAATTCTTTCTGAAGCAGTTGAATCACTTCAAGCACAAATAGCTGAGCAAGTTGACGAGTATCTAAACTACGTCGTTGAGCAGTGGATTGAAGACAATCAGGTTGCCATTGAGACAGGTCTACGCGCTGAATTGAGCGAAGACTTCATCAACGGTCTCAAGAATCTATTCAACGAACACTACATCGAAATTCCTGAAGAGAAAGTCGATGTAGCAGAAGAACTAGCTGCACGTGTTGTTTCTCTTGAAGAAGCCGCTGCAGTTGCTGTTTCAGAGAAGGCTGCATTGGTTGAACAACTCAATGTTGCTAAGAAGCATGAAGCAGTTCGCAAGATTTGCGAAGGTCTAACTGAAACACAAATTGCTAAGATGATTTCGCTCGCAGAGGGCGTGGAGTTCACCACAGAGGGTGAGTTTAATAGCAAGCTCGCAGTAATCCGCGAGAACTACTTCCCAGCCAAGAAAATGACAAGTGAGGTTAAGGCTCTTCAAGAAACAGCTGTTGAAGAACCAGAAGTAGCAGACGTACACGGTCTGATGAAACATTATGTAAATGCAATCACAAAGACGGCTCCAAAAGCCTAATCTAACTAAGAACTCAGGAGAGTTATAAAATGTATCTAAACGAAACATATGCAAAGAAGTGGGCTCCAGTTCTTGATCACTCAGAACTCCCAAAGATCTCAGATCCTTACAAGCGTGCAGTTACTGCACTTGTTCTAGAGAACCAAGAACGTGCCCTTATGGAAGAATCACGCACGATGCAAAACCTATGGGAAACATCACCAGCCAACGCAGTTGGCGGCGGTATGTCACCAGTAGTTGGCAGCGAAGGCGGAATCAAGGGTTTCGACCCAATCCTAATCGGTCTCGTACGTCGTGCGCTACCAAACCTAATGGCTTATGACATCTGCGGCGTTCAGCCAATGACTGGTCCAACAGGTTTGATTTTCGCAATGCGTTCAGTCTATGCTTCTTCATCAGCACGTGCTGGTGAGGCTCTTTATCAAGAAGCCAATACAGCACACGCTGGTACAGGCGACCATTCGCTAAACAGCTCAGTCAATTTCGGCGACGCAAACAGCGCAATCTTCGGTCTAGCAAATACTGGTACTGGTTTGGCAACAACAGACGCAGAAGATCTAACCATGAAGTACATGGGCTTCCAGATCGATCGCGTTTCTGTAACAGCCAAGTCACGTGGCTTGCAAGCAGCCTACACGCTAGAACTTGCACAAGATCTCAAGGCAATTCACGGTCTAGATGCAGAAACAGAATTGACAAATATTTTGTCAACTGAAATTCTTGCAGAAATCAACCGCGAAGTTGTTCGTACGATCTATGCAACAGCTAACGTTGGTATCACATCAGTGTCACAAAACGTTGTGAACCTATCATCAAGCACCCTAACGGATGCTGCAGGTGGTACATCTGGTCGCTGGCAGGTTGAGAAGTACAAGTCACTTCTATTCCGCATCGAACAAGCTGCTAACAAGATCGCAAAAGACACCCGTCGTGGAAAGGGCAACCTCCTCATCGTTTCAACCGATGTGGCATCAGCTCTTGCAATGACAGGTCTTCTCGATTACAACTCAGCTCTAAGCAACAACACAAACCTAACAGTTGACGATACAGGCAATACCTTCGCTGGTACGCTATTCGGTCGCTTGAAGGTCTATGTTGATCCATATTCTGTTGCTGGTAGCGACTATGTCGTTGTCGGTTACAAGGGATCAAATGCCTATGACGCTGGCTTGTTCTACTGCCCATACGTCCCACTACAGATGGTACGTGCTATCGACCCAACGACTTACCAACCAAAGGTTGGCTTCAAGACTCGTTACGGTCTCGTTGCAAATCCATTCGCAACTGGCGCAGGCACAGGCGCTCTAGCAGACGGAACAAACTACTACTATCGTAAGTTCCGCGTTCTAAACGTCAATCAATAATTGATGTTCTAGAAAATAATTTGCCAAATTTATAAAAACAATAAGGCAAAGTGAATCGGGGGGAGCAGAAATGCTCCCCCTTTTTTTACACCTAAATAGTTGGTATGGCGAAGATTATTCTTTTATCTGATCTAAAAGACCTGCGCAAACAAAAAGAGCAGGAGTTGAAGTATTACTCTGAAAGATTGGATCAATTGAATAAGAAGATGTTCTTTATCCGAAAAGAAATTGAACTTACGAATTTTATAATTGATCTGATTGAAAAAGAAAACCTTGTAGATCTACGGAAACTTATAGATGACAGCACAAACACGAGCACCTAGCAATAAAGACTTATTGCAAAGTACAAAGTTTAGAGTGACGTTTGATCGTTTGCCAGGAACGACGTTCTTTTGTCAAACAGCAAACTTCCCTGGAGTTTCTCTTACAGAAATTCAAAGACCAACACCATTTGTTGATCTATATGTTCCTGGAGAAAAACTCGTCTATGATACGTTCAACATCACTTTCTTGGTCGATGAGGATTTGAGATCCTGGACTGAGATTCATGATTGGATCCGCGCAATCACATTCCCAACCGACTTCAAAGAGTATTTGGATTTGAATCGTTTGGATCGCGCACCACTCTTCAGATCACAATACAAAAATAAACCGCAATACAGTGACGCGATCTTGTCAGTGTTCACAAACAAAAACAATCCAAACTTCCGAGTGAAGTTTGTTGATTTATTCCCAACAACGCTTTCAACTATATTATTTTCTTCGCAAGATTCTGCAGAAAACATTGTTACAGCAGATGCGACGTTCAGATTCTCTTACTATGAATACGAAAGAATCTAGATATTAAACTTGAGAGTTCGTTCATACCGAACATAGTGATTATACTATTACAATTTATTCTCGACAACTCTTGCATTGAGTTGTCTTTTGAGATGATATAGTGTATAATTCGATGTATGAAACTAGAAACACCTCCACTCGAAGAATTGATGCAGCAATGGGAAAGAGATTCCGAAGTTGATACTACGGAACCTGGAAAAGAGATTCTGCGCATCCCACTGTTGCACAACAAGTACAACAAGTATTTGTCATTGCACAATCTTGCAGCGCGACGTGCAGCATTAGAGTTTGACAAAATAAAGAAACTCAAATGGATGTATTACAACGGCAAGTTAGACCAAGATGAGTTGGATAAACTTGGTTGGGAACCATTTCGTTTCACATTGAAGTCTGACATTGCTGTATATCTTGATGGCGATGATGATCTAAACAAACTCAAACGCAAGAAAGCCTATCATGAAGAGGCTGCAAGTTTTTGCACCAACGTCATGAAGGAACTCAACAATCGCACGTGGCAGTTGAAGGAGTACATGGGCTGGGAGAAGTTTATCCAGGGTGCTCGATGATAGAACACGTCGTTGTTGAAAAAGTAAATAACATCTATGTTCAAGTCACTGCTGAACCTGCCATCTTGCAAGAGATGTCAGAGTTTTTTACATTTTCAACTCCAGGCTATCAATTTTCACCTGCGTTCAAAAATAAATATTGGGACGGAAAGATTCGACTCTTGAATCTGAATACAAGACAAATTTATCTTGGTTTAGTTCCGTATATCAAAAAGTTTTGCAAGGATAGCAATTACACGTGCGAGTATATCGATGAAGAAAAGGAAGTCTACCCGATTGACACGAAAAATTTGGCAAGTGCTTTATCACTTCCAATGGAGCCGAGAGATTATCAGTATCTCGCTTCTAGCGTCGGACTTACGAAGAAGAGAACTGTACTCATTTCACCAACAGCGTCGGGAAAATCACTAATCATTTATATAATGATTCGCCACCTGTTGAACACAGGTAAGAAGCGCGGATTGTTGATTGTTCCTACGATCAATCTCGTCACTCAAATGCATAGTGACTTCAAGAACTACTCATCTGTCAATGGATGGGATGTAGAGAAATACTGCCAAAAGATTTACGGCGGCGAGAGTAAGATCCCTGATAGCGATTTGATTATCTCTACATGGCAGTCAATCTATGACATGCCAAAGAAATACTTTGCGCAGTTTGATTTTATCATCGGTGACGAAGCACATACGTTCAAAGCCAAATCACTGACTTCTATCATGACTAAACTCATCAACTGTGATGTGCGTATTGGCACAACAGGTACACTTGATGATAGTAAGGTAAACAAACTCGTCCTTGAAGGATTATTTGGTCCTACGTTCAAAGTTATTTCCACAAAGGAACTCATTGAGCGTAAACAACTCGCCAACTTCAGCATCAAGTGTATTGTATTGAAGTATCCAGAAATAGTCTGTAAGACAATCAAGGGGTTTACATATCCTGACGAAATGAATTTCTTGACTCAACACGAAGGGCGAAATCGTTTCATCACTGACCTCGCCCTAAATCTCAAAGGCAATAGTCTTGTTTTATTTACTTACGTTGAAAAACACGGTAAACTTCTATATGAATGGATAACTGAAGAGGCAAATGGTCGAAAAGTATTCTTCATTCATGGTGGTGTTGAAGCAGAAGATCGCGAAGCAGTGAGACATATCACTGAACAAGAAAATGATGCGATCATTGTGGCGAGTTACGGAACGTTTTCGACAGGCGTAAATATTCGTAACCTACATAATATTATCTTCTCGTCTCCAACAAAGAGTAAGATTCGAGCATTGCAATCTATCGGTCGTGTACTGCGTTTAGGCGAAAACAAAGAAGCAGCCACGTTGTACGATATCGCTGATGATCTACGTTATGGTCCTTATACAAACTTCACATTGAAGCATTATGAGGAACGAGTGAAGATCTACAGCGAAGAAAAATTTCCTTTCACAACGAATAACGTAAGGATAAACTGATGCCAGAAGAACCAGTAGAATATAAACCAAAGGGCGAATTACGATTTATTCGCTTGCGTTCTATACCTGATGATATCATTGGATACGTCACATACAAACAAGATTATATTACGGTAGAGTTGCCACTACGAATTGAGATTGAAACTATTTTTGATGAAGGTCGGCAGATCTTAGCAATGCAAGAGTATCTACCGCAATCAGTTATCGAAATGAAAGAAGTAGATTTCTATAACGAAGAGGTGTTATTTTCAACTCCAGTGCGTGAAGAATTTATTGAGCAATATGAATACGTTGCTGACTTCTTTTATAACAATCAAGCAAATTTGAAAACTATCGGAAAGAAAAAACCAAAACTAAAACAAGAAGACGCTGAAAAGGTAGAAAAGGTCGTTTCTATTCTTGAAGCAATGGCAAACAAAAAAGACAAACCAGTACACTAATTATGGCAAAGAATCACTATATCAATAACAAGGATTTCCTCAAGGAAATGACTGCATATCGCACAGCAATTCGTAAGGCGAAAAGACTTGGGCAACCAAAGCCACAGATTCCGCGTTACGTTGCTGAATGCTTCATGAAGATCGCTGAGAATCTTTCTCACAAGCCAAACTTCTTGTCGTATACTTTTAGAGACGAAATGGTCGCTGACGCAATTGAAAACTGCGTTATGTACGTTGACAATTTTGATCCAGCGAAATCAAGCAATCCATTTGCCTATTTCACTCAAATAACGTATTATGCATTCTTACGTCGTATTCAAAAAGAGAAGAAGCAACTTTATGTCAAATACAAATCAACTGAAACTGCTGGAATACTCGACGAGTTTGAACTCAATGAGAATGAAGATGGAACTTTCCGCCAATTCGAATTGTATGAAAACATTTCCGAATTCATACAAAATTACGAAAACGCTCGCAAAGAAAAGAAAGCCAAGAAAGCAGGGCTAGAAAAGTTTGTTGACGAGGATGTAGTCAAGTGAAGATTGCAATATTGGGAGATACGCATTTTGGTATGAGAGGCGATAGTATCGCTTTTCATAATCACTATCGCGACTTTTATCTAAATACGTTTTTTCCGTATCTGGTGCAAAATGGAATTACCACCGTCTTTCAGTTGGGTGACTTATTTGATCGTAGGAAGTATATTTCTTTTCAGTCTCTTGCTTTGTGTCGTCGTTATTTCTTTGATCAGTTTGTAAAACACGGATTACATTTACATACGCTGATTGGCAATCACGACATCACATTCAAGAATACCTTAGAGATCAATTCACCTGATCTTCTTTTGCGCGAGTATGCGCAGAACGTAACCATTTACGAAGAACCAAGCACGTGGAATAATATCGATATCATTCCATGGATTTGTAAAGACAATGAACAAGCCATTGGCGAGTTCATCAATGAAAGCACCAATCAAATGTGC